AACATCACCGTGCCAGCAGCACCGTCAATGTTCCGCGTGACACCCATCTCAGCCGATCCCCGGAGCGTACGAACCGGTGAATGTTGGGATCGTCGTATCAATCGGGTCCGCGGTCTTGATCTCCGGGTATGGGCTAGCCCACTCCGACTGCACGGCGGTGGCCGCCCGGGCGATGCGCCGCTCGACCTCGGCCAGGCGGACCCGGACCGGGTCGCCCAGCTCGGGAGTGACCACCGTGTAGCCCTCGTCGTCCATGCCGATGTTGATGGACTGCACGAACTGGCCGTCCATCTTGTCGGCTACGTAGAACCCGTCGCCGGGCTGCTGGCTGGTGTTCCACACGTGGCCGGTCACCGCGGTGGTGCCGCGGGTGCCGGCGTAGGCGGCCAGCAGCTCCTCCCCCAAGGCGATGGCGTCGTCGCGGTTGGTGATGCCCCGGACCTCGATGTAGCGCTCCCGGCCACCGGCGGGCTCCGGTACGCACACGAACCCGTCGGCCCAGCGGATCAGCACCGTGTCGATGTGGCCGAACATCAGATCAGCCCGCCCAGCGGGAACGCGAGGGTGAGCACCGCACGGAACACGTCGCCCTCCTCGTCGCCCAGCGTGAGGCCCACGTAGGCGGAGCCCGACAGAGACCCGAGCGCGACCGTCCGGGTGCCGGTGCCGGTCGACACTGGGCCCGTGGCCAGCGACTCCAGCGCCTGCACGTTGGCGATCAGCCCAGCGGCCGGTGACGCCGTGGCCGCGCCCGTGCGGGTGACCAGCGTGTCGATCAGCATCGGGAGCTGGTAGGTGGTCTCGTCCTTGCGGCGAGGCATCCCGATCCGCCCCGGCGCGCCCGGGATCTTCACCGACGACCCACGGTGCCCGGCCGGGCTGAGTAGCGGAGTCACATCCGTGACGCACCACCCGTAGGTCATCATCGACTGGCCGGAGATCTTCAGCTCGCCGTGCTTCTTGTACGCCTTGACCTCATCCGCGTTCATCGGACCCCATTTGGATGCAGGAACTCGGCCATGCGGGCGCCCCGCACCAGGTCGAGCCCGAGCTGCTCGCCGGTGGCCTCGTCGGGGGCGTAGATGTCGCCGGTGAACTGGATCGGGGCCGGCCCACCTGCGGCCGCGGTCGACGACGACGCGAGGGCGGTGATCCCGCCGGCGGCCATCGGGACGATCCGGTTCGACTTCCCGAGCTTCGAGACGCCCATCCCAAACCAGCCAGCGGCCTCGGAGAGGATGGCGAGCGAGCGTGCCCGGTCACCCCGGAACGGGATGTAGGCCTCCTTCACCGTCTCGGGCTCGGCCCACCGGATCAGATCGCCCCGGCCGACCTGGGCCCGGATGCCACCGGTGGCGTAGGAGTCGATGCCGCCCCACCGCCGGTCGAACCGCTCGGCGTTGCGGGCGCCGGGCGGTGCGGTGGCGCCGAGGCTGGCCAGCACGTCGATCGTGACCCCGATCTCCCGGCCGTCCAGCCCGTCCAGCTCCAGACGCAGGCGCTCGGCCAGGCCGGTGGCGCCCTCCAGGCCGGCCGCGTCGATCTGTGTCTGCACCACCTCGGGGGTCAGGCCCAGCTCGTCGAGGTAGGCCGACATCTCTTCCTTGGACACCCCGGCGGCTTCGCCGGCCTCGGTGAGCCGGTCCCGGGTGTTCTGGAGGATCATCGCGGCGGCTTCGAGGTTGCCGGTCTCGCCGTAGGCGGCGGCCAGGGCAACAGCGGAGTCGACAGCACCGGACAGAGCCTCGCGGTTCTCCAGCCCGGCAGTGGTGGCGGTGTCGATCGTGGTGACCCACGACGACCCGAACTGCTCTTCGAGGGTGTCGAGGCTGCGCTCGAAGTCGGTGGTGGCGTCGAAGATGCCCTTCTCGACGCCGAGGGCCGCGTCGAGCGCGTCCTTCCAGGCCTTGAGCTTGTCGGTGCTGTCCGCCGTGGCGTCGGTGAGGGTCTCGTAGCTGCCGGTCAGCGAGTCGGTGGTGGGGGTGCCGTTGGCGGCGGCGTTGGCGGCGTCGCGGACCTTGGTGGCGAAGTCACTGAAGTTGAGCGACCCGTCGGCGAGCGCCGGGATCAGGTCGACGTCGAGCTTGTCGGCCCACTGGGTGAGGCTCTGCTCACTGAGCCCGGTCGCCGCTCGGAGCCCGGACAGGCCGACCTCGATCCGGGCGCCGGAGACGACCATCTCGGTGGCGAACTCCTCGGATGCCGCTGCACCCTCCTTCATGGAGCGGCGCCAGTCGGCATCCCAGATCGCCGTCGAGCCGACGACCTGCTGGCGCAGCATCACCGCCCCCTCGCTCGCCCGGGACGCCGCGGTGAAGTACGACTCGGCGGTGCCGTCGAGCTGCTCGCGCAGCGGTGCGAGGATCTCGTCGTTGGCCATCTTGCGGCCCTCGTCGCCCCACTTCTTCCACTGCATGTACCCGTAGGCCGCGGCCCCAGCGATGGCCCCGATGCCGACCGCCAGCCCAGCCGCCCCAGTGGTGGCAGCCTCGAACGACGACCGCAGAACGCCGACCGACGCCGTGAGGGTGGTCACGCCCCGGGTGGCGGCCAGGGCCTGGATGGCCCCGGTCAGGTAGGTCACCGAGGCCGTGGCGCCCGACACCGCCGTCGAGACGGTCGTCCAGGCTGCGCCGGCGATCATCGCCCCCTTGAACCCGACGTAGGCAGCGGTCGCAGCCACCACCACATCGGAGTGGTCGGCGAGGAACCCGGTTACCCGCTCCAGCACGTCGGCCATGGCCGTGAGCCCGACCACGACGGCCCCGGCCCCGAGCTTGGCGCCCAGCTCCACGAACGGCCGTGCGGCCGAGGTCATGTCGCCGAACAGCTCGACGACGTTCTCACCGATGGCGACCAGGTCCCGCCCAGCCGGGATCAGCGGATCGAAGAACCCGGTCGGCGGATCGGTCAGGAACCCGATCATCCGGTCGAGACCGTCGGCGGTCGCACGGATCAGCGGGATCGCCTTCGAGCCGATGACGATCAGCAGGGTCTCCCACGACCCCGAGAGCTGCTCTAGGGAGCCGTTCAGGTTGTCGAGCCGCTTGGCCGCCACCTCCTCGGCCGTGACCTCCCCGAGCGCCCCCGACAGCTCACGGATGCCCGCCGCCCCCTCCTTGGAGAGCACGGCGGCGGCCCGGATGGCATCGGCCCCGAACAGGGTGTTCAGGGTGGCGAGCTTCTGCTGTTCGGTTTGGCCTCGCAGCGCATCCTCCAGCACCCCGGCGATCTCGGCGAGCGACTTGGCTTCACCCTGGGCGTCGAAGAACTGGTTGTTCAGCCCGTTGGTGGTGATGCCGAGCTCGTCCATCAAGGTGGTGGCCTTGGCGGTCGTCGGCTCCAGTCGCATGAGCATGGTCTTGAGCGAGGTCCCGGCGTCGCTGCCCTTGATGCCGGCGTTGCCGAGGGCGGTGATGCCCACGGCGAGGTCCTCGAAGTCGAGGCCCACCAGCGCCGCCACCGAGCCAGACATCTGCAGCGAGTAGGCGAAGTCGTTGACGTCGATCGCGCTCGCGTTCGCCGCCCCAGCCACCAGGTCCGCGATGCGGGGCATCTCGGCCGCGGTCAGGTTGAAGCTGTTCATGGCGTTCGCAGCGACCTCGGCCGCGGTCGCGAGCTCCACCCCACCAGCGGCGGCCAGGGCCACGGCGGCATCGGCGGCCCCGCCGAGCACGCCCTCCACGGGGATGCCGGCCTTGACCAGCTCCTCCATGGCCGCGGCCGACTCCGACGCCGAAAACGCCGTGTCGGCCCCGAGCTGCAGTGCCTTGTCCCGCAGAGCGTCCAGCTCGCCGCCGGTCGCCCCCGACACCGCGGCCACCGCCGAGAGCTGAGCCTCGAACTCGCGGGCCGTGTTCACCGCCGAGCGGAACCCGGCGGCCACCGCCAGGCCCGCGGCGGCGGCCCCGACCTTCATCGGGGTCAGGCCACCGAGGAACCCCGCCGAGAAACCCTGGCCGGCCCTGGCGCCGGCCTGGCGGCCCACGTCCGGGGCGATCCCCGCCATCTGCTGGTTGAGCGACGCCTGCACGCCCCGCATCGACGGGACGATCTGGAGGGTTGCGTAGCCGACACTGCTCATCTCACCCTCCCTGTTGGTCTCGTATCCATGCCTGACGGGCGGCCTCTCGGGCCTTCGACTGCTCCCACCGCGACGCCAGTTCGGCGGCGTCCTGCTCGGCACGCCGGCGGGCGGCCACAGCAAGCGGGCTCATCGGGTGCGGCCCGGGGTTCTTCACCCCGTGGGTCGCCAGGTACATCTGACGGAGGTCGTCGAGGAGCTGCTCGGTGGCGCCCCACGGCGGCATCCCCTCACGGGAGAGGTGGGCCGTGGCCGCCGTCTCCGGCAACCACCGCAACATCACGGCGATCCGCCGCAGCGACAGGCGCCCCCGGAAGAAGTCCCGGAAGTCGATGCCGCAGTGAATCTGGAGGTCGGCCTCCACCGCGTCCGGGTGATCCCGGATCAGGCGGAGGAGGCTGACTATTCCCCCGGGCCCTGGAAGCCGTAGGCCTGCTGGGTGATCTCCTGGAAGAACCGGCCCAGGTCACCGACCCGACGCCCCGGCTTGCGCTGGAACCGGCGCCACTGCGCCGGGCCCACCACCACCTCCACGAAGGTGGCGACGTGCTTCAGCGACTTGAGCCCGGTCACGTCGTCCTCGGCGGCCAGGATCTCCGAGAAGGCGAGGCCAGCCTCCAGGGGCCAGCCGTCTCCGTCGACCGTCACGGTCCACTGCTCGCCGTCGAACTCGACGACCCGATCGGTGCCGGGTTCGTCGGTGGCCTCGGCCTCGACGGCCGACTTCGGCTCTACTTCTTCGCTCATGCGTGGCTTCTTTCGGTGCGTGGCAGGGGACTAACGCGCGGGCGGGTGGGAGCCACGCAAGACCCCACCCGCCCGCACGAACTCACGAACCGCCGTAGGCCGGCTGCTCGATGAAGTGCATGTTCTCGTCCTCGACGTCGATGTCGGTGTCGGGGAACACGGTGGCGATCAGCGGGACCTGGGCGAGCCCAGCCTCGTTGTCCACCTTGTCGCCGTTGCGGGTGATGTCCGCAGCGACGCGCGAGATGCGGCGGCGCACCGTCGAACCCTCGCGGGTCTCGAAGGCCACGAACACCGGCTCATGCAGACCCGGGCGGGACAGGCGCTCCACCGTGTCGTTGTCCTCCAGGGCGGTGAACGACACCGTCACCTCGAGGTCCTTGTGGGTCTTCTTGATGGTGCCGTAGCCCCACGCCCGGTGCGACGTGCTCGTCTCCGAGACGCCCTCGGAGAAGCCACCGTCGCCGTCGAGGAGGCCGACGGCCTCCCAGTCGCCGTTGAACGGAGTGTTCTCGTCGGTGGGGACGGTGGGCGACGGGTCGAACGACACGTACACGTCGCCGTAGGCCCAGACGTTGGCCTTCTCGGGATCTCCAGCCATGGCGCGACCTCCTTGTGGTCAGGTGGGTGGTTGACCGCGGTCGGCCGCCATGGCAGGGGCCGTGCGGGTGTCGGCCGGGGCGTGGCGCCCGGACGGCTACGCCCCGAAGGGCGGGGGATCAAGAGCCGCTGTCGAGCGGCACGGTGCGGATGGTGGCCAGCACCGTGAACCAGGCGATCTCCGCCTGAGTGTCCTCGTCCCGGCCAGGGAAGATCCCGACGCCGGGGCGGATGTTCGTGACGCCCTCGCCGCCCATGTGGGCCAGGAGCAGCCCCTGGGTGACCGCGGCCAGGCGCTTCGCCTGCTCGGTGGTCTCTGCCCGGGCGACGATGCGCACCGTGGGGCGGGTGTAGACCGGCCACTCCATCGACGGAGTGCCATCCCAGGCCACCTGGACGTGCGGGGTGTCGCCGGGGGTCCAGCCGGCGGGGACACCGATGCCGACAGTGGCCTCCTCGTCTTGGGCGGCCAACAGGCCCTCCAGGAGCTCGACCAGCAGCTCCTCAGCGTCGGGCGCCTGAACGAGCGGCTTGGTCATCGGGCCGTGACCTCCAGGCCGGTCGATCCGGCGGCACGGATCAGCGTGCCGTGCTTCGCCTCCCGGTTCATGGCGGCCGGCGACCGGTAGGTGACCGACGAGGCCCGGCGGTCGGTGGTGCGGCCCCGGGGCTGGAAGTCGTAGTCGTTCACGACCACGTCGTTGTCGTCGGACGGGAGTGAAGCGCGGGCCGCGTCGGCGATCTGCTCGGCCCAGGCGTGGACCTCGCCCTGGATCCAGTCCGACATCAGCACCTCGAGGATGCCCTTGCGGTCGAGCTTGACGATCATCCCCGCCTCCGCTTCAGCTCCAGCACGCCGCCACCGTGGGCGGGCGCCTGCGGGTGCGCCCACGACTGCGGGGCGCCGGACACGTCCCAGCGCACCGTGTCGCCGGGGATCAGCACCTTGTCGGTGTTGGCGATCACCTCGGTGGCGGACGCCAGGTAGACGGTGCAGACCTCGATCAGGCCCTCGCGGTTGCGGTCCTCGACCTCCGAGGTGCCCGAGCGCGAGCCCTGGCGGGTCGGTGCGATCCCCACGACCTGCACGGTGCGGGTGGTCTCGGCACCGTCGGGGTTGCCGAGCTTGTCCCGCCCAGGTGGGGTGATGACGGTGATCTGCATCAGGCCACCCCCTGGGCGCGGGCCCGGTCGAGGCGGGCGCGCTGCTGGCGGGCCCGGTCGAGCCGGCTGGCATTCGGGACGTGCAGCACGGGGCCGGACCAGTCGACAGTGAGCCCCGACCGGTGGGGGCCGAGCGCATTGTGGGCGTGACGGGCGGCCGTGTGGCCAGCCACCAGCGATTCGTCGCCACGGTGGTCGACCAGCGACGGCCACGAGTACCAGCAGGAGAACCCCTGGCGCAGGTGCCACCGGGAGATGCGCCGGTCGTAGTTCTGGATCGCCTGCGCCTTCCGGGTGGTCCACCACTCGGTGAGCGCCGGCAGGTTCGCCGTCGGCACGACGACCGCCGGCCCCCAGTAGGGGCCGTCGAACCGCAACCACGACGCACCCTCGGAGTGCGCCAGCAGCCGTTTGATCTCCTGACGGAAGGGCTTCACCCTGCCGAGGTAGAAGCTGGCCGGATGGCCGTCGGGCACGTAGGCGAGGGCCCGCTCGATCGAGGCCAGCAGGTCCCGGCACGGCAGGGCATCGTCCTGGATCACCAGGTGGTGAGTGGCGGCCGGGTCGAACGCCTGCAGTGCCCGCAGACCGGTCTCGTGGCGGTCGTTGATCTTGTCCCACACGACCGGCACCGGCCGGTCGAGGCGGCGCAGGAGGTCCTCCACCAGGTTGGCGCGACGGGGGTGGGCCATGACCGCGGCGGAGAGGGTCGCGGGCCGGGGCTCGGTCACCTCGGCCTCAGGATCCCGTAGCGGACGGCCACCTTCTCGACGTGGTACCGATCGGCCAGCTCGTCCACGACCACCCGGACGCCGGGGTTGCGTTTCGTGTCGAGGTCATCGAACACGATGACGTGGTCGGCGGCGAGGTGCTTCGACCATGCGGCCACATCGGCCCGCACCGCCGCCTCCTCGTGGTCGCCGTCGATGTAGAGCAGCCCGATCTTCGGGCCCATCCAGCGGGCCGCAGCATCCACCGAGAACGCACGCACCGGAGTCACCCGCGACCACAGGCGACACGCCTTGAGCTGCGCCTCGAAGTCCTCGCGCACCTCAGGGGCAGAGAACCCGTGCTTGCCGTACGGGTTCCCGGGAAGGTCCCACGGATCGACCGCGTACACCCGGGACCCACCGCCACCACGAGCACCGTCCGCGAGGAACGCCGTCGACTTCCCCCGGAACGAACCGACCTCCACGATCGCCAGATCTCCCGGCACCTGCGAGGCCAGGCTGCGCAGCACCTCACCCTGATCTGCGTCGATCAGGCCGGACAGATCCTCAGGCTTCACACCGCCACCTCTCCATCGTCGAACCCATGTGGATCCCGCGATCCATCACGTAACCCAGCGGCGCCAACACCGCACCCACCCGCAACGACGCTCGCTTGGAGTGGGTCTCGGTGTAGACCACCGGCTTGCACCGCTCGAGGTGGCCGACCATCCCGGCCAGCACGTCGTGCTCGGTGCCCTCCACGTCGACCTTCACCACAGCGAGGTCGTCCACGTTCAGCCGGTCGTCGATGCGGTCGACGGTGATCGGCCTACCGGGGGCGATCTGCCCCTTGTCGCCGCGAGTCGGGTCGAACTCCACCCACCGGCCCGGCGTCAGATGCGCGTCGCCGCGCACCGCACCCGCAGCCCAGGTGTGCAGGGTGATGTTCAGCGTCGGGTTCAGCTCGAGGTTGTCGAGGAACCGCTCGGCGGTGGTCGGGTGGCATTCCCAGGCGTGGACCTTGAGCCCGCAGATCGCAGCGAGGAACAGGGAGTGATTCCCGACGTGGGCGCCGACGTCGAACGCCGTGCCGGTCAGGCCGAGCTGGTTGATGTCGACCAGGAGCTTGCGCTCATAGGGCTCACCGTGTGCGACCTTCGAGCCGATCAGCCCGCCCGGGTTCACGATCCGGTAGTGGCCGCCGTCCACGTTGATGGTGCAGATGTCGGTCACAGTGGCACCCCTTGGCGCTTGCGGGCGTTGCCCCAGTGGTGCACCCCGAACGAGTCGGGGAACTCCTCGTCCTTGCGGTGCAACTCGTTCCACAGGTACGGGTAGAACGCAGTCGACGGCAGCAGATGCACCCCGTGGATCTGCGCGGGGCGGGTGATGAACCGCGGCCCCGACAGATGGTTCGGCCGTTTGCCCGCGTGCCGCCTCACATTCCCGGGGAGACGGCCGATCAGATCATCGAGCCACACCGACCCGGCGTGAGCGCCGAGCGCGGCGTTGTTCACCCACACGCCGTCAACTTCCCAGCAGGCCCACTCGGTCAGGTAGGCGAGCTCGTCGAGCGGTTTGCGGGGTGCGATGTCGCAGTCCAGGTAGACGCCGCCGTGACGGTGAAGGATCTCGTAGCGGGCCACGTCGGAACGGAACTGGCCTTCGGAGCCGGGGGCGATCTCCTCGGCCCGGTCGAACAGGTCATGGTTCGTGAGCCACGTCAGATCGTCCTCGGCCCACACCCGCACGTCCCAGCCGGGGTGCAGGCGCCGCCAACCGGCGATGTGCTCCGCGTAGGCCACGGGCATGACGCCACCGACCCACACGAAGTGCAGTAGGCGGGGGATCATGACGGGAAGAACGAGACCGGGAGCGGCTCGTCCGAGCCGACCACGTCCACGTAGATCGAGCTGGTCTCCACGTCGCCCCGGGTCGTGGTGATGACTGCGAGCCCCGGGAACGGCCGGTCCGTGTTGGCGCCGTCGAGCATCGCCTTCTCGTCGTCGGTGAGCTCGAGGCCAACCGCGCTGGCCGTGCTGGAGAAGGGGCCGGTGGTAAGCTGCTTGAGCGCCTGCGGGTTGCCCCACAGCCGGTGCGCCAGCATCAGCGTCACCGTCTCGGCCACCTCCGGCACGCCGTCGAGGTCGCCCTCGGCGTCCACCCAGTTGTTCCGGGTGTAGGAACGGACCCGGGTGGACGCATGGGTGAGCACCGCCAGCGCCCGCGACCCAGCCGCTTCGGAGAGCGACTCGCCGAGGAGAGACTCGAACTGGTTGAGGGTCGCGAGCGCCGGCAGCGGCATCAGGAACCGTCCTCCGGGGTGAAGACGATCTCCAGGCCCCGCTTGTTCTTGAGGTCGCCCGTGTCCTCCTCGACCGAGGCGGCGCCCACGAACGCGTCGACCAGCGACCGGTCCACGGGGCCGGTGCTGTTCGTCGGGTTGTAGTCCCGCAGGTACCGGAGGGCGAGCCCCTCGGTGGCGATGCGGGCCTTCAGGGTGGCGCCGTCGGGCAGGGCCGGGGCGACGTTGCCGAAGGCGATCGCCGTGCGATGGAACGCGTATGCCTCATCCACGTCGAGGGCGTTGGAGCCCACGACGGTGAAGCCGGCCAGGCGGGCGATCAGCGCCTCACGGAGCGCCGAGTCGGTGCCGGCCTCGTTGGCCTTCACGACACGGTCGTCGGCCAGGAGGGCGGCCTCCACGTTGGCGCCGCAGACGAACACCCGGTTGGCCGAGCCGCGGGGGATGTTGAGCTTGTTCAGCTCGCGCCCCGCCTTGACCAGGATGTCGAAGCCCTTGTCGGTTCCCTCGTCGAAGGTGACCGGGTCGGCGAGCCAGTCGGCGGTGCCGAGGGAGGCGGCGATCACGTCCTCCATGCCCTCGGCCACGCTGCGCATCTGCGGAGCGAGGATCTGGGTGATGAAGTTGCGGACGTCGAGGGTGAGCTGCTCGTCGGTGATGTTGAGCAGGTCGTACACGTGGGTGTCGAGCTTCACCGGGACCGAGGTCTCGGTGAGGTCGTCGGCCTGCAGCGCGGTGGTGCTGCGCATGGTGCGGGTGCGGGCGGTGCGGACGGCCGGCACCCGGAGGGTGATGGTGTCGTCCAGGGCGCCGACGAAGTCGTCGCTGGGCTGCGTCCACACGAGACGCGGCAGCACGACCTGGCGCTGGAGGAGCAGGGTCGCCGCTTCGACGATCTGCTCGGCCTTGATGAATGCGTTTGCCACGGTGACCTCCTAGGTCGGTGGGTGGTTGACCGCGGTCGGCCCGTGGCAGGGCCGTGCGGGGTTCAGAAGTCGATCGAGTCGACGATCGACCGGATGTCCACGTCGGCCGGTGTGGTGGGATCGGTCCCACCGCGCAGGTCCTCGCGTGTGTTGCCCGGCGGGGGCGTCGCGGGCGTCTCGCCCTCGGTGCCGCCCGCGCCGCCGAACGCGGCCAGGAGCTTGTCGGCCTGGGCCTCGATCTCCTCCTGGGTGGATCCCGTGAGGAACTCGGCCTGCTCGGGGGTGAGGCCCTTCGCCGACGTCACGCGCAACCGGAGGGCTTCGGAGACGGCGACGTCCCGAGCCTTCTCGGCCTCTGCGATCCGGTTGGCGAGCTTCTCGACCTCGGACTGCTGCGATGCCTCCAGCTCCTCCAGCTTCTCGGCCTTGGCCTTGAGGTCGGAGTAGTCGGCGAACTTCGCCCGCTCGCGCTTCAGCCGGTCCTCGACGATGCGGTCGATGTCGGCCTGTGTGAGCGTCTTGCCCTCCTCGCCGGTCGGCGGGGTGGTGGTTTCGGATTCGGTGCCCACGAGGGACCTCTATTTCCCGGCCGATGGAGCGCTGGCCGTCCGCGCTGCCCCGCAGGTTGCGGGTAGATCAGGAACGCTGCGCCGTCAGGTAGCGGCGGAACGCGTTCAGTTGGTCCCGGCTCGGCACGCCCTCGGTCGCTTCGGACCACTGGGCGGCGAACTCACGGGACTGGCGAGTGGCGGTGGGGGAGCCGTAGATCAGCTCCGGGTAGCAGTGGCAGTTCGGGTGGACCTTGAAGCCCACGGTCGGCATCCCGAAGTACTCCCGGGAGCTGAGCATGGCGCAGAACGCGCACGGCTTCGCCGAGCAGATGCGCCTGTAGCCCTTCGCCCAGCGATCACGCTCGGAGAGCGTCGTCAGGTAGCTCCTGCCGCCCTCGGAGGCCTTCATGGTCGCCTCGGCCGAGGAGGCAGCGAACGCCGTCCTGTAGGCCTCCTGGATGTCCAGGCCACGGGCCGTGGCCCGCTTGATGCCCGCCGGGCCCTCGATGACGAGACCCCGGCGGGCGGCTTCGATGTCGAACGGGATGGACTCGATGGCTGGGATGCGGCCGACGTTGGCCTGACCGGCGAGCTCCACGGCCCGGAACCGGGTGGCGTAGGCGGTGGCGAGGGTCTGAGACTCGCGATGGGCCACCTCCAGCGCCGGGAGCGTGGCGTCGAGCCACTGCGGGGCCGTGGCGTCGACCCTACGGGGGTCCAAGAGCCGCCAGGTGGCGCCAAGGCGGCGGATCGTGCGGGCGGTGAGGGCGGCCTGGCTGCGGCGGTGAGCGGACGAGAGGGCGGTGCCTGCGCTAGTTGACGCCAACGGGCTCGTCCTCGGGCACCGTGAGGCCGTCCTCCAGCTCACGGATCAGCGAGTCGAGGGCCCCGCCCTGCTCGACGAGCGCCTTCGCCCGCTCCACGTCCTGGTCGGTCCAGCCGGGCACCTTCTCCCACAGCATCTCGACCGGGACCTTGAGCATCGTCGCCAGCTTCCCGAGGGCATCGGCGGCCTGGGCGAGCGACCGGGACTCCATGTCCCGCCACCGGACCTGAGCAGACCAGTCGGCGGCAAGGGCCGTGTCGCCGCTGACCCGGCCGGCGAGCCGGAGGGTCTGCTCGTGGGACTGGCCGAAGGAGTGCTTACGCTCCTCCACCTTGCGGCTCAGGGACGCCTCAGCGGCGGCCAGGGCCTCAGCGGAGAGGTTCGCCATCTGACCGAGGAGGTGGTTCGGCGGGACCTGCGCAACGGCCGCCAGGTCCCGCAGATCGGCCTCCCGAGCCTCCACGAAGCCCTTCAGCTCGGTGGGGGCCAGTGACCCGAACTTCGTGTCGTGGTCCTCTGCCACGAGGATGTCCTCGACGCTCAGGCGCATCTTCTCGCGGTCGACGGCCGACGCGTTGTCGGGGAGCGTGAGGCCCGCGATGGTGCGCACCCGGAACGAGCTGAACCGCTGCACCACCAGGCGGTCGAACACCGTCTGGTCGGCCCGGGCGGCCACCGGGATGTAGGGCTCCACCTCACCGGGCGTGCGGCCCTCGAGGTCGAGCTGGTTGCAGTAGCGCACCACCGGGCAGACGCCGACGCCGTGCTCGAACGTGGCCACCACCGACAGGCCTCCCTCGGCCGTCTCCTCGAGGTCGATCGCCTCGGTGGCGGTGAAGAGCCTGATCTTCTTCGTGTCCTTCGGGCCGGCCGTGACCTTGATCGCGTACTCCGGCCAATCGTCCTCGGCTGGGTCGCGGTAGAACGCCATCATGTTCCGCGGGGAGACGCCCCGGATCACCGGCATCGCAGAGCCCAGCGTGTCCTTCCCTGGTAGGACCGTCGCGTAGGAGATCCCGTAGGCCAGGGCGGTGCGATGGATCGGGATCTGGCGGCGATCCATGCCGTTGCGCTGCCACCACTCCCACGGCGTGGCGTTGTCCGAGCTACCCGCCGCCCGGTAGCCCTCCACATAGAGCGCCTGAGCCACACCGGTGACCACCAGGCCGAGCCACGGCGTCTGAGCCCGACCCATCAGCTCGCGGTACTCCGCCGACGGCGTCTTCTTCGGCGTGTGGGGCTCGTCGTGCTCCCAGCGCCACCACCGGTCGAGCATGTCGAGCTTCGTGCGCTCGGCGTTGAACTTCACCAGCAGGTCGTCCCCGACGAGGGCCTTCGCTTCGGTGGTGTCCATGGAAGCCCCTCCTCTCAGTAGACCCGCCCCGACCGGGGCTTCTTCGCAGCGAGCTGCTCGAGCTTGAACACGGCCGCCGTGACACCGAGCAACGGCGAGACGTCCGTGGCGCCCTTCGGCGCCCACATCCACGACTCATCGACCTTGCGGCGCTTCGCCTGCTCGATCGACACCCGGATCACCGCCTGCGCCGAGTGTCGCACCCGGCCCTCAGCCACCGCATCGACCATCAGGCCACACGCCGCGGCCATCTCCGGCTTCGACAAGATGACGGGCTCGATCTTGTTCTGACCCAGATCCGGGACCACCGCCATCGCCGGCGACCCGTTGCGGACCACCACGTCAAGCGGCTTCCACTTCCCGGCCAGCTCGGCCACCCGGCCGGCCAGCCACGCCGTACCCCGGCCCGACTGGACCATCTGCAGGTGCGCCGCGCCATCAGGGCGGCGGCCGGCGAGATAGATGCCGCCCCACTGGCGATCCGGGGAGACTTCCACGGCGAACACCACCGGCGACGGTCGGGCGGCCTCACGGGCGTCCGGGTCAGCCAGGGCGTCCCAGCGGTCCAAGTCGAGGGCGGCGCCAGTCTCACCGTCCCAGATGCCGAGGCCTTCACGCGGGAAGGAGTCGGGCCCCAAGATGCGGTGCATCCGGCGGATGGCGTTGTCAGGGGTGCGGTGCGGGTACGACGGGTTCGCCTTCGCCCACTGCTCACGGTCCTCCGGGTCGCAGCCGGGGTCGGCGCCGAACTCGATCCATGCGGAGTCGGTGTCCTCGCCGGCCAGTATCGCCTTGCGCTTCCCGGTGAAGAACTCCGACGGGTCCGTCGGCTTCGGAGGGGTGCCGATGAAAATCGCCAACGGGTTCGGGGCGGTGTTCATCGCCGGGATCATGTCGTCGATGGCGTTCTCGCCGAGGATCTGCGCCTCGTCGAACACCTCGACGTCCACGTCGTCGAAGCCGCGACCGAAGCCCCGCTCACGAGCCCCGAAGAGGATCCTCGATCCGTTGGTGAACAGGACCTCCTCGTTGCCGGCGCCGAGCACCACCTTGGCCACGTAGGGCTTGATCTTCGACCGGCGGGTGAAGCCCTGCATCTTGGCGAAGGTCTCGTCCGCCGTGCGTAGCCGGTGGGCGGTCCACAACACCGTGAGCCCCGGGTGCAGGAGGCAGAGGGCGAACACGATCGCCCCGATCAGGTAGGTCTTGCCGACCTGGCGGGGGATCGACATCAACACCCCGCCGATCGAGCAGGCGTAGGAGCCATCGTCCCTCTTCGACAGGATCACCCGGCCGGCGCCGTCCTGCCACGGGTCGAACGTGACCCCGAAGTCGGCGCACTTGTCCCGCACCGCCGGCCACCCCGTCGAGGTGATGCCGGACGGCAGGACTAGGTGCCGGGCAGAGTCAGATAGCTTCCCAGGCGTCATCGGGGGTGCTGACACCGGCGGCCTCCGCATCCTCGGCCACCCGGGCGTCGATCGCCTCGATCTCCTTCGCGATCTCGATCAGGCGGCGGGTGAGCGCTGCCAGGTCCCGGGGTGGCGTGTTCGGGCTCTCCACGTCCTTCGCCACCCGGTCCCGCATCGCCACCAGCAGGTCGCGGGTCGTGCCGGCCGATGCGGCCTCGGTGACCGTGAACTTCTTCGGCTTCGGGGCGGCCTCACCGGGGGAGACGGCCCGCAGGCGCTTCGGCGTCGCCATGGGCCACCACCTCCTCGGTCCTGTGGAAAAACCCTCGGGGATAGAAAGGCGCTAGGCCGAAGAGGCTTCGGTGGGAGGGGGTCGGGGGTGCCCCCCCACCCTCACCAGCTCCAGCCGGTCGGGTCGTCGCCGCCGAGCTTCTGGCGTGCGGCTTCAATGGTGCCCGCGCCTCGCACCCGGTTGCATCGCTGGCCAGCGTCGTGGTGCACGGCCCGCAGGTTGTCGAGGGCGTAGAGCGCTCCGCCGAGGGCGACGGGGGTGATGTGGTCGGCGCTGTCCGCTCCGGGCTGGCCGCAGAGGTGGCAGATGCCGTGGTCTCGCTTGATGACCCGTGCTTTGACCCGCTGCCATGGTCGGCCGGTTCGCTTGGGCATGGCCACCTCCGTGGGGGGTAGCGTCCGCCTCATGGCTGATGAGGTGCGGGTGAAGGTCGTTGGCGTGTGGCGTTGGGTTGCTGCGCTCGGTGTGTTGGCGGTGCTGGTGCTGGTCGGCGTGTTCGCCTTCCAGTCCGAGCAGTCCGATGGGCAGCGGGATGCGTGTGACCAGATCGCTGAGGTGGGGGCCGAGGTGGGGTTCACGCCCGCCGTCGAGGGCTGCTGAGCCTGAACGCAGAACGACCCGGGGATGTTGGGCTCCGGGTCGTACTCGATCATGTGGGGGGTGGGTCGCCACTACCACTCAACTTCTGAGGGAAGGTAGCACACCGTTCGGGGTGGTGGCGCGCACCCTCGGTCATCTGGCCTTGCGGCGGCTGGTGCGCTTGGCCTTCTCGGCTCGGAGTCCGTCGGCGATGGCCTTGGGGGTGAGCTTGCCGTATCGGTGCATGTACTCGACGGCGCCGAGCGGGGGGAGCCGGCCTTCGGCGGCCTTGTACTGGCCGCAGGGTCGGCAGAGGTTGGCGTAGCGGTCGGTGGCGATGGCCTCGAAGTGGCCGTTGTCTCGGGCGCAGGAGGCGCAGCCCCGCAGTGGCTTCTGGACGGGGGCGGGTTCGTCGGGTGGCCGCAGCCCGGCGCGCTGGATCGTCCCGCACTTGGCCAGCAGCCAGGCCATGGTCTCATCCAGCAGGGCGAGGGCGGCGTCGATCTCGCGGGTCTCCTCGTCGGCCCGGGCGATGGCGTCGGCCATGGTGACCACCGCCCCGCCGGTCGGGTCGGAGTGCGAGCCCTTCGGTGCCCGGCCGTCACCGCCGGAGCCGAGGCTTGCCGACGCCCGGGCCTGGCGGTGGAGTTCGGCCACTATTGCATTTATGTCATGCGGAATGGTGTTTAGCCATTGTGCGCCGATCTCGATATTTAGGATGATCTTGGCCCGGTCGGAGTTGTTCATGCTGCCACCCTCGGGTGGCGGCGAATCATGCGGGTGTCGGATTTACGGGAGTACCGGCCTCGGATTATCAGGTGCCCGTTGTTCCCGGCCTCGCGGATCATGCCGCTTACAGTTTTTGTTTGCAGGTCGTGCGCCGTCGCTACAGCGGCGACGATCTCGGGCATCGGCGTCCACGAGTCGTTGAGCCTCGACCATACATCACGCCAGGCGTCGCCGTATGGACTCCGCCTCGATGGGTCGAATCCCGGCCACAGTGCAGGTGGGTCCCAGCCACCGGGACCCACCTGGGTCTTTTGGTTGGGGGTAGTGGGCGGCTGAGTGGGTCCCTGGGTGGGTCCCTCGGTGGGGTCTTCAGACCCCAACCCCACCGTGACGGGACCCACCCGGGACGAGCCCACATCAGGTGGGTCCCGGACCCACCGGGACCCACCGGGACCCACCTGGGTAGTTGGGGTGCTTTTGGGGTAGTTATCCACAGGCTCTAGAACTCCTCGGAGAGGTCGGATAGGTGGGTGGGGGACGGGGTGTAGGGCTTGGTCAGGGTGTGGAGCTGGGATCGGTTCGGGCCGGGCCTGGTGTCCACGTACCCTTCCTCGATCAACAGGCGCAACGCCTCAGCGACCCATTTCTTTTTGCCTGACACGTCGGCCAATATGCCATTACGAGTGGGGTAAATCCCTGAATCGTT